ATGGGTCAAAATAAGTTTGATAGCCAGAGTCTTCGTCAAAATTTGATAGATAAATTGGCTGGTATTGCATGCTAAAACCCCCCAAACATGTTTCCCCAGGGGAATTGGTTGCCACTAGCATCGCTATAGATCGTCGCCACCCTCTCTTGAGTCTGCTGGACTATAGTCCTTCTTTGTACCAACTTCATTTGCTCGTCTAGTATAGGCCGATATTTGCTCATGCTTTCAACATCCCCACAATCAGTAAAGATTTTGTCAGCTGCTAGGTATGATAGTAGTTGCCACATCTCTCGAAGTTGTGGGGTCTGGGAATCTATAATAGCTCCAACAGGGACTGACAAGAACTCTGTTGGATATTTATAGGCCTCAAAACTGACGATGTAGGCCTGATCGGGGATTGGGTAGGCTATCAGCTGGTCTTGGAAGAAGCAGAAGCTCCTAGGGCGACTGGCTACGTATGGCGTGTATTGGGCGTTGATGGCAGCTCCAGGAGCTATAGGGGTTCCAAATCCTGCTGCATTTATTGCAACTTGTCCAGTTATGTAATCTATAGTTCCTTTAGTCGTTGCTATATCTGTAGAGACATCATTAACATTAAATAATTGCCCTATATTACTATGGCCAGTGGCCAAACAACCCCCATCATCGACTAATGTCTGGCTCTTCCCATTAGCATCTAGGCCAGAGATGATAACCATGTAATTTATGTCTGAGGCTGGCACATCTGTTAATATAGCAGGATCAGATACTGAGTATGCCCCAGGTGGGTTCCTCTTCCATCCTGGGACTATTGGGACACTCTGTAAAGTAAATGTATACGGCCCAGCAACCCCTGTCCCTGTCGACACCATCTGCTGAAACTGTGTCATCTGGGCATTTGTTCTAAAGAAGTTTTCCCTGCTTTGAGTCATATAACTTTGATATCCCCCACAATACACAGGAGGCATACAAGTCAAATAAAGTTCTTTGGGGAAATCATAGACAGCCTGGTTTGCATTCGTGGTGAATTGGTAATTATATCTAAAGCTTTCAAGTCTTAAGTGCTCGCTCAGGTCAAAGATATAAGAAGTATTTATGTATTTATCAATTTCATCATCTGTCAATTCTACAGGGTTTAANTTNCCAGTTATNCNNCTNACCTTNTTCCTNATGTCTGCTAACGTATATGGNACTGTCATAAAAATTCCTTATGNNTNTGNNGGATATGGNGCNGGNGGGTATATCTCTGGGATAATGTTATTNTTATTAAAGGTGGAGTCCTCAAACCCTGGGCCTAAATCCCCAACTGGAATGACTTGAGGGACAAAATGCCAATTAGATCGAGGAACGCCTTGAGGGACAAAAGGGTCAAAGTTAGATGAGTCAACCTCTATAATAAATGAGTTAGGGGTTGCAACAAAAATCTCACGTACTGTATCATTAAGCTGCTGTATCCCTGAAACTTTTGGGATAACAAGCCTCACTACCAGGCCAGAAGTGTATCCATGAGTATCTGTGAATATTCTTGTGAATGCACGACCTCTAATTATATTTACTATCGTCTTATTCCCTGGAACAAAGTAATTAGAGGCCGTCATTTTACACCCTACTTGTTGAGGTCAAACTCCAATGAGTCAAAACTAAATCTTCGAATCCACTTCTGAGTAGTCTGCGCTGGCATTGGGACTCCATTGTCATCTAACTTGTTTGATGGCGCAGGCCCTCTACCATCTCCAGACCACAAAAACTCATGTACTGGGTAGCTACATGTGTGGGATTCAGCCCCGCCCCCTGGACAACTCTTGTCTATACCATTGAGATGCCTAGCCACATATAGTGGTATCTCGTATACCTGCCCATCAACTAATACTTTATCAAATGAAGGAATTGAAGGATATTTTCTAATCTGGACTCTTAAAAGCCCACCTGGAGTCTCGTGATGACGGAAACGGCCTTTGACAATTCTTGACTCCTCCTCAATGAGTTTGTTAAGTTTTTGCCTTGATAGTTCTTTCTGGGACAAGGGAATGTTAGTAATTGATGCGTCTGGAGAGGTGATTATCTTAACTGGCTTTTGAACAGGGTCGACTGCCTTTACCTCTTCATTTGATACAAGATTGTCTTTAACAGCCCCTTCAGTAGCCTCTGGAGCCTTCTCTACAGTCTTTTCTTGAATTTGTGGTCTAAATTTCTTTGGTCTGGACATGAAACACTCCTTGTTTTTGGGTTTCAGCCGAACTATTTCAAATAGTATCTAATATTTAAATATAAATTTTAGTTGACAAGGTTGGGAAAATAAAAAAGGCTCTCTGAAATGAGAGCCTTTTGTTGATGAAATATTTACTCTATACTGAAAGACCTCTACGAGCCATCCATTGATAAGTCTTACCAATAGCCTGTACTCCAGTCCCTACAATTACTCCAGTTGCAGAGATATTTCTTGAAGCATCGTCAAAAACACTGCCATAAGGAACAACAGCTGCTGAGCCTACTGGGGCTACCTCTGGGACTCCTGTACCAAGGGCTGCGATAGCACTTGTTGGGAAGGCAAAGGCTGTGAAGGTCGAGCTATCAATGTCTACAGTGATGGTATTAGTACATCCACCAATAGCAGTTCCAATAGCAGTGATAGTACCAATCAATCCAGCCATTTGCACCATGCCCCAACCTGCTGGCACCGTCACTCGGACTTTTTGTCCTACAGTATAGAGGTGTGTCACGTTGAGGGCGATTACAGTAGAGGCGCCAGCTGTGATGGCTGTTATCCTTCTGGTTACTGGGTACATTCTAGGAACAAATGGGATGATTCTTACGAATCCAGCTGTGGCAGGAGCTGCGAAACCAGCAGCAGGAAGGTTCGCAATACTTTGTGTTACGCCTGGGTTCGTTGCCGAAACTGTGAAATCCCAGCCAGCCACTTGAAACATGCCAGTCGTTCCATAAACCCTGACAACATCCCCGATTCCTGCTGTCGACGCTGATGTGATGACAGCTGGTGACGCCGCTGTAATGCCAGCACCACCCATAGCTACTGCTGCCCCTGGTGTTTGATCTCCAGAGTCTGAGACAAAAGAAAACCCTAGAGTCGTGATCATTGACTCAATAGCAAGAGTTGCAGCTCCATTTGTTTTTAAATTCAAATAAGCTGATCCTGCTGGCAATGAACTATAAGATTTAGCTCTCATTACCTGGGTAGTCGCACCTGCATCGCCTATGTCTGTGATATTCACGATTTCAAAATAATCATATCCACAAGGAAGAGGGATAAAAATAGGCGCAAGAGCAGCTCCACATGTATAGCTCCCTGTCGCCATTGCGTTAATTGGTGTACTCATAGTTAATTACTCCTAGTTGTTATGCTAATGTGCAGCGAAGGTTTAGACACCAGCTATCATTNTGTATGATTGGAACCTCTGCAAATTTGTATCCAATCTGGCAATTGAGACTGAGAGCTGAGTCATAGATTGCTGGACGATANAGGAAANNNGCTGAATACCCGTCTTGCTCGATAGCGGCGAAGGCCTCTCTTCCTGTGCACACAATTGAGTAAATATCCGCCCCACCAAGAGAAGCTGTCGGGATGACAGACGCGATCGGTGACAACAAAAATCTTAAGTTGCCAATTGCTCCCCATTCGCTGTCTAATGTTGACTGCTGGTTGGGGTATGTCCATTTATTGATAAATCCATTGCAAGTGTCTAGTTGGCCAATTAAGTTAGTATGGCCAATAGCAAAGTAAGCATCTCTTACAGGGCTAGTACCAAATCTATTCTCCCCTTCAACCCCTGTTACAAAACTCATTGCAGAGTTGTTTCTAAGGGTTCTAATGACAAAATCGACGTCTGTACGAGTGATTTCGGTAGGGTTGTCGCCATTTCCACCACCAACACAATTGATGAAGGTAGCTGAGGAGAGGAGCTTGTCTCTCATCAGTTGATCTTCAGTCTGTCGGAGGGATACCCCAAGACGNATGGATAGNTCATTNAANACNGGGTCTTGNTTCTGGAGGGTTACTTGCTCGTTAACTGACAAATAAGTCCCATAAAAAGACATACGAGCATCAATGTTAATCGCGCTTGCAATCTGAGGAGGTGGNCAAATNCCAGAATTTCCCAAAGGCACTGGGCANGTAGCCAGGGGGTTATATCTCCTGTANCGTACGTCTGTACCACCATTACGGGGTGCTTTCTTCAACGCAGCAGGAATTTTATAACACATATAAGGCACTGCAACTGCCAGGAGCTTCATACTAAATGTTGCTTGAACTGGCGCTGTGAGTAGACTTGTTGTCATTATACTCATTTTTTTAATCCTTTATAAAAAAAATCTAGTCTTTACATCATCGATGCATACATCTCTTGCTCTTTCCTTAACTGCCTTGCTAGCTCTGGGGTCATCCCACCCTCAAATCTCCTAACGTCTGCCATAGGGGAAGGCCTATTAACAGACTGGACGGACACTGGCTTCTTTGAATTTTCAATAGCCTTAGCTTTTGATGGTTGATTCTTCCCCATATCTGCTATCCCTGTTCTTTTTAACAATTTATAGGCTGCAATTGACTGGTTATAAGGGTCATGAGCAAGAGCAGACAGCGATAATGCTAGTTCTGGATCTTGTTGTTTAAGTAACTCAATATTTTCTCTACTAACTACCTCATCAAAGTCTGGATATTTGCTCTTGACTCTATCGTCTGCTGAGGCATTGTCCCTCTCCTTGAGCATGTCCTGGGCAACCTGTCGAGCCATTTTTGTAGCTAGGCTTCTTGCCTGCTTTGCTGTGACTATGTCATCATCGGCTAGGGTTCCTAGGCCATCCTCTTCTGGAGGGGAAACTTCTTCCTCTTGCTGGCGTTGGAGTCTTTGAATCAAATCCTCCTGCTGCTGTAGTTTTCGTTGCATTTCGTCTTGAACTCGGCGGGACTCTCTCCAGTTGTATTCCTGGTCAGTCATAGGACGATCAGGAGGGGAGGCTGAAGGGGGAGAGGATTCAACATCCTCTATGGGAGTCTCTAGCTGAGAGGCTTGGTCGGCCTGCTCTGTTGATGATGGGAGAGCGACTTCCTCTACGCTCGATTGGTTTTCTTCGACAGACATCAAAACATTCCTTGGGCTGCGACACCCTGCTACTGCTGTTAGTGGATGAGTTAAGACTCTTACGGAGTCAACGAAAGTTTTTAACTCAATAGCTAACGAGTAGCACTATAAAATGTTTTTTGTCAAATATTTAGTTAAATGTGGAGGAGATGTGTATAGGGAATGAGGGTTTTGTATGCATGAGGGGAATGTTGTGTATAGGAATGGCAAGTTATTGCTATAATTGGAGTAAGTTTATATAAGTCGACTAGGTAAACAGGCAGAATTTTGAGGAAAGCGTCGAATGGTCATAAGAACAACAGAGTTGTCAGAAAAAGAAAAAATTGCTCTCGAAGATTTTACAGAAAAATTGAGGAATGAATATCAAAAATTTTTTAAAAAAAACGAAGGAGAAATTGGAGATGTAGAATGTTCTAATCTTGCTCTAAACGCTATGTTACGAATTGTCTCTCTTGTGGCGATTGCGGCGAGTGAAAGTGTCGAGGGAGCAGTACAAGAGATGGACGATTATAATGAAGCTATTAAAGATTTAATTTGTACAAAATGGGGTTTTGTAAAAAAGGTTATGGCAAAAAATGAGGATGAGTGATTACTGCCATACATCCCAGTCCCAAGAGTAGGAATCTTTGTCT